ACTCCTCGTGGCGGCTGGTGCGGGATTGCAGGAAGCCGATCTCGGCGGCGTCGGAGGCTATGGCCGCGAGGATGTCGGAGAGGTCGCCCAGCAGGCGGAGCGTGCCGGTTCCGTCCCAGGCGTACAGTTTCCCCGCGGTGGTGTCGCGGAAGAGCTTCCCGGCGGAGTAGTCCGTGTAGGGGCGCAGCGCCCCGGCGCCGGTTCCGGCCGCGGCCCATTCGGAATAATACGCCGGAGGGTCGGATATGGGCGCGCCCACCCGGAGCAGGAACCTTTTCCCGCCGGTGTCGAACACCACGGAGGCGGCTCCCGCGTTGTGGGCGGCCAGCGAGGGCACGCGGCCAAGTCCTCCGGCTGTCACCGACACGCCGGAGACAGTTCCGGCGAAGTCGATAGCGACCGCCACTGATGCCAAAGCCTTTGTCACCGCAGCGACCTCCCGGCGTATCTCGTCCAGCTTTCCGGCGAGTTTCTCCGTGTCGGAGAACCCTTCGAGGAAAGCCAGTATCTCGTTGATGCTGTCTATCGCCTCCGAGGCGTTGCCGCCAATCAAGTTGTCAAGTGTCGTGCGCAGGACTGTGACACGGTTCTCTATCAAGCCCTCCAAATGCGCCACATCTTCTGTATGCTCGCTTATGAGAGCATACAGTGCGTCCCGCAGTTCCTCTGTCCATCCGTCAGAAGGGATATTGACCTGTTCGACGTAGTTCCCCGTGGCATGCCATTTTCCCTCTGCGGCAATGTATATCTGCGCAGGTATGCAGTCTCCCACCATCGCCCACCATCCGGGACGCGGGGTGGGATAGGAGCGCTCCAGAGCTTCCCCCGTGGCGAAAAGCCCCTTGTTGGCGCCTTTGATATTAGGCGCGTCGAGCCATCCGTCCACACGCAAGTGGTGGCCGACATGAACGTCACCCTTGATGTCGGCGTTGCCGCCAGCCGTCACATTGCGACCGATCGCCGTGTCACCGTCTATGTGCTTGGTTGGGATGGAACTCATCTTAGTGCGGATTTTGACAATTCTGATAAAGCTGTTGATTTCTCTGCCTCTCCTAACGTCATCGATACTAACGAGGCCGCGGCATATACCACTGCCGTGTAGCACCGCTCGCAGATATCGATGCCTCCGTCTTTGTCTACCTTCGGATAAGGAAGATATTGTGCGCGGCGCACATGCGCGTCCTCGCTTTTGCAGGAGTAAAATTCCAGCACTTTCCCCTCTGGTCGGGAAGCGATAGCGCAGACGGGCTTCTGAGCGGTGCCGCGCAACGCCTTGACGCGCAGGCGCTGGTGCTCATATTCCGGGTCGGTGGTGCTTATGGCGGTGTAGACGGCGCGCTCCCAGTCGCTCATCTCGAACACAATAAGGCGCATGAAATCCTGTGGCAGCAACACCCAGCCGCTCTCCATGTCGCCCCAATACACCGTGTCGCCGAAGTTGTGACCCTCTTCCAGAAGGTATGTCGGAGCGTCCGTGTGCGCTCTGACTACCGCTTCCACTATCTTGCTCCCGACAATTTCGTCGAGCGAGAGGGTGTCGGCGTCGTCGGTCAGCAGCAACTGCCCGCTCGACATGTTCTGGTCGAGGCACACGCGCACGTCGCGCATAACATCCGGCATCTGATAAATCATAACGCGCGATCCGGGTTAATCCTCGCCGACCTGGTCGTTATCAACGGTGTCAAAACTCCCGCCGACGAATTTCACCCCGTGTCCCAGCGCGGCTTTCTGAGCTGCCGCGCAGGTGCGAACCTTGTGCGACGGGATGGAGCAATTCCTTTGCAGGTAGTCCTGAGCGTCAGGCAGACAGCTCACCGCTACCAACACAGGGGCATCAATCGTTTCTTCCATAGGGGTGTCAGCAGCATCTCCGACGGCTTCGACCTTGTTTTCTACTGGGTAGGACTCTGCCGCTTCGGGGGACGGGCAAGCCGGAGGCGTGGGATTTCCTGCCGCGGACTGTGGCTTTGGGTGCTGCTGGGTCTTAGATTTCACTGGCTCTGACAATGTGATGCGTCTGTCGAGTTTTATGCGTCCCTCCTTGAAATGGCTGCTCTGTTCAATCACTTTCTGAATGAAGGGATCGCTGGTGGTATAGGAGGCCGGGGTCACTCCGTAGGCCGTGATGGCGCCTCCCGTGAAATGCACTTTCACCACGGCTCCCCCTGCTCTAAGCTGTGCCACCCAGTCCATCAGGTTCGGAGCGGTATATGTGATTTTCTCCATTGTGGATATGATTAATTGATGTCTGTTTCGGAAATGTGGCGGAAAGGCTTCAGTCACCCTCCGCCACATTTCTTCCGTTGTCTAAGGTAATGGTCAGAGTGTCTCGTCAGCGATAATCTCGCCGGTGAACTCAGCCCACTTCGCGTCCTTGTAACGCCACATCTGCCCGTTCTGCGCCGCCGCGCTGATGCCCGGACAGTCCTGTACCAGCAGGTAGACGCGGTTTTCAGCGAGGTCGTCCCCCGTCGGAGCTTCGGCGCTGTCCCATATGGCGTAGGTGGTCGCCCCGGCGTTGGCGGTGTTACCCTCTCCGTCGATCCATATGTGGCACGCGCCTTTGAGTGCCAGGCCGTCCCATACGACGATTCCCTTGCGGGTCGCTTCCTCTCCCTCCACGCGGTCGTTGAACTCGTGCTGCTGGGCGTAGGTGTAGTGTACCAGGCGGTCCTCGCCGATGAGCGCGCCGGAGTTCGACCATCCCAGGGTGTCGAGCGTCGGTTCGCGCTTGATGTCGATGTCGCCGAACACCGTGTGGATGCTCGTCACCGTCCACCCCACCGGGTTCTGCCTGGTCTGAATCTGTATCTCGGGGTGCTTGGAGAAGTCGATGCACTGAAGCTCCTCGAGAAGGTTCTTGCCCGCCAACAGGAGCGCAGTCTTCGGAACGTCCTCGCCGGTGAAGTACATCTTCGCCAGTGCGATCAGTTTCTCGATAGTCCATTTCCCGCTGTGCTGGAGCTCGCGCTTGAACTGCCAGCGGATTCCTTCGGTGAAGTACAGCATCTGATTGCCGAGCTTGGGAACGTTGATGGCGAACTTCCCGGGACGGCCCGACCACAGCGTGCGGTTGCCGGCGCGCTTGAAGTTCAGGATGGCCTGTTCGGCGATAAGGCTCTGCGTGAACGGGATGTGCTTCTTCTGTGCCTCGAAGTAGTCCGACACAACCTGGTTCATGCCGCGCTTCTGAAGATAGACGAGCATCGGCCGGGGTACGATTAGGTCGGGGTCTACCTCTTTCTGCGTCTCGTACATGGCGTTGGCCATTAGCTTGAGCTTCGTCCCGGCGGGTATCGCGGGAGTCGTGCACCATTCGTCATCCTTGCCGGCCTTGGGCCCGTTGACGGCGCGGACTATGGGATTGTTCGTCGTCGCGTCGCGCCCGGTCACGAACAGCATGAGGCACTTGCCTGGAGTCACGGCCTGGCCGTCGGGCGTGTAGCCGTCAACTCCGGGTACCAGCAGTGTGTGGTAGTCTCGGGGGATATTCTGGTCGTTCGAGAGCAGCGGCAGGACGAACTGCTGGGCGTTCCCCTTGGCCACGGCTGTATCGGTGGTGAGGGTGCTGCGCTGTTCGTCGATCATATAGTGCTCCACCACCGGGCTGTTGACCTTGACTTTCTTCGCCTTCAGCATAAGCGACATAAGCGCTGTGTCCTCGCTTTGGAAGCGGAACAGCTGGTCGTCGATGTCGGTTTCCACGAGGTTGCCCGGCGCGATGCCGCCGGTCGCGCCGGCCACGCTGCTGACGGTGGTGGCGCTCCCTGGTGCCTGCGACTTTATCCCGGCGGTCCCCGGGGAGGTGGGAACTTCCGTTCCCGGTGCTACGTTTACGGTTTCTGCCATAGCGTTACATTCTAATTGTGTGAAAAATTTATTTGTCTGTCGTAACTATGTTGCCCGGTTCTATGCCGCCGGTGGCGGCTGCCAGAGCGCTGACGGTCGTGGCGCATCCGGGGAGCTGCGTGCTCTTGACCGCGCTGCCTGCCGTAAGTCGCGGCGGCCTTTCTGCGAATCTTATATGCTCTCCCATCACCGCGCGCCGTCAGCTACATCGAAAATCGAGCCTTTCCGCTTCTGTGGGGCGGGGGCGTTGTTCGCCCCGGCAAGGGCCGGGGTGCCGTCGCCCCGCTTGGGCTTCCGCAGCTGGGCCTCCGCTTTGGCGTTCTTGCCCCTGATTTCCCCCTCCTGGCTCGCGGCGGCGATGTCGGCGTCATGGTTGATCGCTTTGAGCGCCATGTCGATTGTTCCTGGTTTGATGATGCCGATAACGGCATCATTCGTCACCTCCTTGATCCAGTCGGCGGCCGCGTCTATCTGCTCGTCGCTCAGTCCTAGCTCGCCCTGCTTCTGTTCCAGCATTGCGAGGGTGGCTTTCATGTTCTTCTCCCACTCCTCCTCGAGCCCTTTCTGCCTGGCCATACGCTCGACATACTCCTTGTTGCTCGCCGCGAACTCATCCATCTTCGACGGGTCGTCGAGCATTTCCTTAACCCCGTCGATGCCTATGCGGTTGATAAGGGACGACCACGGGTCTTTCCCCTGCGCCATATCGGTTATGAACTGGGCGCTCCGGGGATCGCGGGTGAACATATCGGTCAACCTACCCTCGCGCTCCCTGTAGCCCGACAGCTCGTTGTCATATTGGTCATAATCGTCATTGATTTGACCGAACAGAGCCTCGTCATCGGCATATTCCCTGTCGGGGTATTTCTTCTTCAGCCGCTGGCCTAACTGCTCGCGCCTGCTTGTAACTTGCTTATTCTCAGCCATAAATTCTTTCCGTGTAATAATGGGCTTTAATTACCTGCAAAGATAAGCCGCCGGCATCATTTCCCGTCTTTATCTTTTGACTCGCTTATGTTATCTTTGTGATAAGCATAACACATTAAATCGCAGCACAATGAAGCCGTTGGGAAGCGTCCTGGCGTTTACCCGCGAACGTAACGCGGCGTTGCTGAGGGCTTATAGGAAACAAGTCGGTTCTGCCCGTTTTATCAGGCTTGACGAGATAGGGGAGAGGGTCGTCAACTCACCCGCGGAACGTTTTTGGGTCTCCGAGGAGCGGGCCGCAGTTGTCGTCTCTGCCATGATGCGGGGGAAGCCGGTGCTCGACAACATGCGGCCGGCAAAGCGGGAGATGTTCGAGGAAATATACCGCCGTGTCGTGGCTCTCAAAAAGCTCCACCCCGATTGGTGTCTCAGAGATTTGGCTCACGTTGTCGTCAATTCCCCCGCGCCGAAGTTCTATATGAAGGCTTCATCTGCGCTTGAAAGGCTGTTCAAAATCCGCAACGGGTGGTATGACAGAGGGAAAGGCAATTACAGTTTCTGATATTATCGCGGAAAACGACAGACGCCGCGCCGAAATGTTCTCACGGTTCAATCCGATTACCGGGGAAGGTTCGGTCGGTGACCGCTTTGCCGTCTCTATCCCGGACTTCCCGATACCGAAACAATGGCTGCCTGTGTCAATGGCAGACAATCCCCTTGTCAAGACCTTGGTCAGGCATGGTGGTGTTGACGGCTTTCTGGAAGAGGTAATGGAGGTTGAACCCTCCGAGGAAAACCGCCGGGCGGTGATTGACCGATTCGTGCGTCTGCGCTCCCTGCACGACTTCCCTTTTTGGGCGGCGACATTTGTATACATCAAGAACAAGGAGGTCGGCCAGCCCGACTGCCTTTTCAGGCTGACATATCCGCAGCGCCGTTTTGTGTCAATGCTCGAACGCATGAGGCTCGCGGGCAAACCTGTCAGAATTATTCTGCTGAAAGCCCGGCAATGGGGTGGTTCTACTACCTCGCAGATATATATGGCATGGTTGCAGCTCGTTCACCGTACAGGTCTCAACTCGCTTATCGTTTCCAACTACAACGAGGGCGCGCGCAAGATCAAGGCGATGTTCAAGAAGATGATTAATGAGTATCCCGTTTCCATGCTCCATGAAGTTGGTGAGGCATATTCTGAAAATGAGGATAAACTTGTCGGCGTTGAAGGTTCTTCGCTGACCCAGCTTGTGCCGCAACGTAACGCAACTATTTCTATCGGCTCGTCAGAATCCCCCGATTCTGTCCGCGGCGGCGACTACGCCCTGGTCCACCTCTCCGAGGTCGGCCTGTGGAAAAAGACCGACGGCAAGTCCCCCGAGGACATGGTGCGCTCGGCATGTTCGGGTGTCCTCTACCGTCCCAACACGATGATTGTGTATGAAAGCACGGCCAATGGCGTGGGCAATTTCTTCCACAATGAATATGTCGCTGCCAAAGACCCGGAGATAAAATCCCAGTTCGAGCCGCTGTTTATATCGTGGTTCGATATTGAGTTGTACCAAATTCCTTTCGACAGTGACGAGGAAAAACATAAGTTCGCCGCGTTGCTGCTCGACAATAGGTTCAACGCCTCCTCGCCGTCTGACCGCGAGGAGTGTGGCAGGTATCTGTGGTGGCTGTGGGAGATTGGCGCGACTTTGGAGGGAATACATTGGTATGTTGAGGAACGAGCCAAATACCATGACCACGGTTCTATGGCCTCGGAATATCCCTCTGACGATGTGGAGGCTTTTGTCAATTCCGGGTCTGCCGTGTTCGACAAGTACGCCGTCGAGGCTTTACGCCCCACGACAAAGATGCCGCCGCGCTATGTTGGCGACATATACGCCTATGGCGATGAGGGGGAGGACGCGCTGCGCGAACTGCGCTTCAAGGCTGACGCACAGGGGCAGCTCGCTGTGTGGAACCTGCCCGACCCGGCAGACCCCGACGACCCCGAAATGGTAACAGACCGCTATCTGACCGTTGTCGATGTCGGAGGCCGCTCGCATACCGCCGACTGGTCGGTCATCGTGGTGTTCGACCGCCTGCTGATGATGGACGGCGGAAAGCCCTCCGTTGTGGCTCAATGGTACGGCCACATAGATATGGACCTGCTGGCTTGGAAAGCGGCGCAAATCGCAGCGTTCTACGACAATTCCCTGCTTGTCATCGAGAGTAACACCCTTGAAACCCACGATAAGGAGCGCGATGTGGACGGGGACCAGTCGGCGGCTATCCTCAATCAGATCAAGGATATCTATCCGAATCTCTACGCCCGTAAGCAATCGGAGGACGCAATCATTCAAGGTTTGCCGGTGCGTTATGGCTTCCACACGAATATCGCGACCAAGCCTATGATAATCTCGACGCTCGTCAAGGTCATCCGCGAGGGGCTGTATATCGAGCGCGATAAGCGCTGCGTTGATGAATACCTTAACTATGAGAAGAAACCCAACGGCTCTTTCGGGGCAAAGCAGGGTACGCATGATGACCTGTTGATGACCCGCGCTATCGGTCTGCACATCTGTTTCTATGAAATGCAACTGCCGCAAGTGGTAGCTCGCGGCAGCAACTCTCTCAAATATACTCCGAAAATCGTGTCAATGGCATCGTTTTAGCCTTATGCGACCTGCGGTTGTGTGCGCCTCGCATGGATTGTTGTAATTGTCCTACGGCTTCCATGTTCGCGCCCTGCTGTGCCTGTGCCATAAGTTGAGGCGATACACCCTCCGGCATCTGACCCGATTCCAGTTGCTCTTTCTGAGATTGGATGGACTGGAGAAGTTCGTCCGCAAAGGGGAAATTGCCGGCCTGCAAGAGCTGTTCCAACGAAATGGCTTGTTGCTGCCACAGCTGCATGAGGAAGTCGTTGGCCATAGCACGGTATGCCGGGGTGGCCTGGCTCGGTACAATGCTTAGGTCAAACTCCACATCGCGAATCTTGCGTGGGTCATATTCTATCTGTGAGCCGACACGACCGGCGATATTGAACACGCGCTTTTGGTCGTAGAACTGCTGCATGTTCTTGACATCTTTGTAGGCGGCATCGCGCACAAACTCGCTGAAGGAGTCAAGCAGGTCAAGCAATGATGTGGTGGCGTTCTGCGTCTGTTGGTTGTAGAGTGCAGCCGACATTCCGGCATAGCCGGGTTTGCCCTGCAACGCGCCGTTCACGCCGGATATATCCTCAAAGAATTTCAGTTGAAGGTTCAGTAGCTCCTGTATGCCTATGTTCGTGGAGTTTGCCTGTATCTGTTTCGGTATATCTCGGGTCTTGCTCGGCTGATAGACTATCACGCCGTCAAGACGGCTCCATGTGTCGGCAAAGTCCTCCGGCGACATTCCTTTAGGAATTGTGTCCGAGGGGATTAGCAACACGCCTTTTGCCGAGCTTCGCATTATCCAGTCGTAGAGGGTGATTAGACGGTTGGTATATCGCTGTTGGTCTATCACGTCACTTACGAATGAGTGTATCTCTCCGTCAATGAATGGATACGCCTTGAACACATAAGGGTGGCTCTTATGGTCGTATGGCGTTTCACCCTCCCGGAGAATATCTCCGAACGGTGTCAGATAGTAGAAATACCAGAATGAATCCATGAACCACTCGGCCCGGATAAGCGGTATCTCCTCCTTGGGCATACCCGCAGCCATGCCCTGCATCACGCGCCGGGTATTCTCCTCAACAACCATCTCGTTGTAATCTTCAAGGTCTATCTTGAACACCTCGCCGTTGTTGTAGTCGTGGCACCAGTAGCGCGGCTTGGTTTCC